CCAAGTCCATTGACAAGGCTTCCTGTCTTTTCTGTTCAAACCAGTCCTGAACATATTTATATTTTTTCAGTTGCAAGCATGGTAAAAAGTAAAAATCAAATTCATCATCAAATGATCTGCGGGTACATCCAAGCACTTTTGCAGTGATTCTTGCTTCACTGTCTCCTATATTTGACAGGTTCACAATGTCCGGGAACGCCTGAACAATACCGTGCATTGCGTTAAATTCATTTATTTTTTCAAGGAATACTTTGATTGTTTCTTCCACATCATGCCGACAGTAGAACACTGTCATTTCAATTTCTTCCTTGGTTAATTTCCTGTTTATTCTAAAATCAACATCTGTTTCCTTGATATTGCTGCCAAGAAAACCTTCCAGTGTTTTCAAACCAACCGGGGGGTTCGGCATAACATCATAGTTAATCATTGGAACTTTGTTGAACACTGATGAAAATTGCCACCCTTCCTTTTTTTCAACAATTATCCAGTCATTGATTCTTTTGGGATTCATTCCCAACAGAATACCTTTCATAATGTACTGGTCATAGTGGCGGTTGTTATAACCTACCCATATATCCTTGCTATTCGCTTCATATAAGGCTTTTAATTCATCAGGGTTATTGATTATCACATATTCTTTTTTGCGGGTCACATCAATGAAAACTGCAA